CTGATCCAACACATATTACTGGTATCGTAAATGCATCAGTTCCATTTGCTGTTACGAAAAAGGATATTGAAGCTTGAATATCTGCTCCTGCCCCAACAGCAACATTAAATTGTTGTTGAGGTTTTAATACTACTGAAGGATACACACTTGCTGCATTTTTCTGGAGATCAATCAGTAGTTCAAAAGCTTCTGAAACTGTGTCTTTTCCACTCACATTTACATCCACCAAATAATTTCCTACAGGTGGTACAAATGATCCAGATGTATTTACTACATTAAGACCATTGGCAACAACTGTTGCTGCTAATAAATTCGCAGCAACAGTTGTTGTTTGTGCCTGTGCTGATGCACTTTGAAATAAGGACACTTGATTATTCGTTGGAGCATTTGCTATTGTCTCCAAAATTGGATGAAACACTCGACAACGATATCGCACATGTAGCTCTCCTACTACTGCACTATTGTTTGCTAAACCTTGAGTGGAAATATAAAAATTTCCTACATCATAAGTTTTAATATCTGACGCTCCAGGCAAACCAGCTGGACGAATAAAATGACCATCATTCATTTTATTCAAAAATTTTCTTGGAATCACTAAACTTATATTTTCACAAGGCATTCCATCTTTATGTGGATCTGTATCTTCTACTTGTTGTTTAGTGAGTGGTGGTGCATCTGACGCATCACCATCAAAATGGAGCATTACTTTTCCAGTTGTTCCATTTGTTGCAAATTCTGATACTTCCCTTTTATAGTAAAACTCAAGGTACTCAAACTGATATTTTTCAAAGTTATTTTTCACAACTCCAGCTCCCCAAGGAAACGTTCCCGCTTGACCTATATTTACTGGAAACTGAGTTGTTCCAAAATTTGCTGCTGTTGCCGCTCCAGTTACTTCCCCAATATATTCATCTTCCTCTAATAACATAGATTTTCTATTGGTTGATGCATTTCGCACACTTCCCTTTCCAGCTAACATTCTAGACTGTCCTCCATTTGGATTATTTTTCCGTCTAGGTCTTTGTCGTTGTTTTTGGGTAGGGTTCTTTCCCCCAGCCACAGGTCCAATCTTTCGACCTTGATTCTTTTTGTTTGCTCTCCGGCGCCCCTTCGTCGCTTTCCTAGCTTTTGGTTGATTGTTTGTATTAATCGACATTTCTATTTTATTGGACT